CGATAGATACTGTCCCGATACTCCTGCTCGGGATCGTGTTTCAATTCTTTCCGCTCAGCTGCGGTTTTCTTGCTCCCACCAATCAAGAGGGAACGTTTGGTCTTCGCGCTCTGGGCGTTGAAATATAGCGGCGTCGTGCCGATCATGCGCAAAGTGACCCGCCCTTGCTTGAGCGCGTCAATCTGTAGCGTTCCGGCTTCTGCTTTTTTGACAGCCATCGTGATAGTCTCCGTGATGGAAACGCTGGCAAAGGGCCGACTATGTGTTATACACATGGCCAGACCGGAGCCCGCGACCTCGGGTTTCGGTTTAGACCCAGAGGCGAAGTTGGCACTTCAAATCTGGGTCGCCTTGTAAGGCATAATCAGCATCCCTTATTTGGGATCGTAATGCAACTATATTTCTGCGCTATCATGCTTTTTCTTTGGACCCGCGAAACAGGGTTTTGCGGCGGGGGCGGCGGGCCATGTCAGGTGGTCACAGTTCGCTGTTCTGGCACAGCTCCAGCGCCTGATCCGGTGTGAACCCCTCAGCGATCAGCGCAACATAGTGCGCCCGCCTGATCTTGGCGACGATAGGTGCAACCTGCATCAGCGCTGGCATCGCGCGGCGCAGACCTTCGAGGGCGGCCATGGTTTCGTCCTGCTGTGGCAGATCAACGATGTTCGGGGTTCTCATGGGGTGGTTCCTCTCCGTGCGAAAAGGCCCCGCGAATGCAGGGCCTTTGGTTCAGATTGTAACGGTGGTTGCTGTCAGCCCGCCTTTGCGGTCGCGTTGCGGGCAAGGCCGAGGCTGTAGCCAAGAGCCGCCATCGGGCCGCGAAGGTCTTCCGGCCTGATCTTCTGGTTGCCGATCTTGAGCATCGTTTCATCGCGCAAGACGGTGATCATGCCGATGCGGGTGATCTTGCCTTCTGCGCGTATCATTTCGGCCTGCTCGTGCACCGTGCGGATGCCATCGGGGCTGAATGCGCGCTTGAGCGTGGCGGTGTCCATCCGGTGAATGGGCATGTCGTCGATCTTGACGCTGCCATCGGGGGCGAGCGCCGCGACAGGGATATCAGCGCCCCCTGCGACCCGTTCCTGTTCATCGCGCGAAAGCGGCAGAACCGCCTTGATCATCTCCATGTTGCCCAGATTGATCGCCGCCGTGGCGCTCAAGGTTCTGTCGGCAATGGCATCGAAGAAACGCAGGACCGGATGCGCAAAGAGCGGGTGCGGCTGGCGGCGCTTGCGCAGTTCGGCAAGGATCAGCGACACGCGCTCAGCCACCTCTGCGGCAAGAGCGGCAAATCCGCCAAGTTCGGCGGTCAGTTCCTCGGTGGACATCGTGGCGGGGTTGGTCTGTGAAATCTGGTAGCGCATGGGTTCAGGTCTCCGGGTGATGCTGAATGGGGGCAATGAGCAGAGAAACTGCCAGTGCCGCAGCGCGGCGGCGCTTCCACAGCCTACTTCTCTCCGCGTGCTTTTCAGGATTTTCCGCCCGGTCTTCCATGACCGCGACACTCATGCGCTCAACAAAAGACCGCCACTGATCCGGGCGATCTGCCTTAAATTTCTGGTAACGGGCACGGCTTCGCGCCGCAACATCATCCCGGTTCGTCTTGCGATACTCGCGAACCGCCTCAATCCTCGCGATCCTGTGGCGAGAAAATCGCATCCGCTCCTTGCATGAACTGCCGCAGAATTTTGCGTTGTGAACGGCAGGGGTGAACACCTCACCACACCACGCGCACCGCCGTTCGGCATTGCCAGAATCCGTCTGCACATCTAGGGCTGTCTCAGCCATCATCGAACCTCCATTGTTCGGTCTTGGTTAGGCCCGGATGTGGTGTTGACGCACCTGCCGGGCCGTTTCAGTTTAGCGAATCACTATCCAAAAGCAACGGCCCAGTCACGCTTTCCTGCCTCACCACCAACTCAAACGCCGCCAGCCAATACCAGGCCGCCCACATCTCGCGAGCCTTCGCCTCGGCGCCAGCTAGAAACGCCGCGCGAAGCATCGCGGAACATTCCTCGGGGTAGTCGTCTAGGACGGCGCGGGTCAAGCCGTCACCGGCGCGCTGCGATTTCCCACAGAAGTACCTCGCCGCCGGGTTGCAGGGGCATCGCCGTGACGATCTCATATTCGACGCCCGCGATCACCACAGTATCCGCCGCAGTTGGGGAAATGTCCATGACGCTGGCCGTGATCTTGATGTCCGTCGCGGCGATGCTGGTGCCATCGCGATCACGGGCTGTCCAGTCGCCAACGATGGCGGTGAAGCTGTGCAGTGTGTCAGGCCCATAGACGGGGGCATAAGCTGGCCCTGTGGCTGTGCCCTTGCGGCGGATGTGGGCGGACTGGCCGACTTCGGCAAGCGCATCTCCCACCTCTGCGGCAATGGCAGCCCAATCCTCGCTCATCAGACCACCGACACGGCAGGCATACCCCAACGGGTCATCGGCACAAGCAGCGCCTCAATTGCTGGCGAAGTGGGCTGCATGGCGTCTACTCCATTCATGCCGGTGTCAACTGGCGTCCATCGTATATCGCCAACACCCGTCAGTACCTTCACCTGCGAGCCGGTGAACGTCTTGGCCCAGAAACCCGGCGTTTCCAGTTCATAGGCGGCGGCGATGTAATTGGCCTCAATCACAGCGGGCGTGGTGCCATCGTACTCGTCGCTGAACCGGATCACATAGCGGGTGCGAATATAGTCGGACGCGCGCACCAGCGCCGCTGCCGATGCTGCGTCATCAATGACCACCAGCCCGCGCAAGGCGGCATAAGCGATCCAGTCTGCAACGGTGCCGTACATGTGCGCGCCCTCGGTTTACTTGCTGTCGTCTTTGAGTTTCGCGGCGGGTTTGGTCAGCCATCCGGTGTTGATCCACTGCGCAACACCAACGTTCTTCGCTGTATCGGTAGAGATTTCGGCGCTATCGCCTGCCTTTATCTCGGTCCCGTCGGGCAGGATCAGTGTCCCGCCCGACTGGTTGCTATAGGCTGCCATTAAGCCGCAATGCCGGTGATGTAGCGCACCGCGCCGGGGCGGCGGATGTTGACCGGGGCAAACCGGAACATGCCCAGAACCTTGATTTCAAGGTTGACCGCTTGGGGCGCGATGAACCGCAGCGGCATCGGCATGTGCATTTTCAGCACTTGAGGGTCGCGGCGATAGACGACCATCTTGGTTGTCAGGCGGCGGTCTCCGACGATGGTCAGGGGTTGCCCGGTCTGCGTGGTGTAAACGTTCGCGCGGCGCACGAAGTCCAGCACGGTCACGTCACTCTCTGGGGCGAGCTGCGTGGTGGCAATGCGTGCATACTCGGCCAGAGGCAACACGATGGTATCGGCCATTTCGATGCCCAGCGTGCTGGTCATGATGCCCGAAAGCGCCGTGTTGATGATGCTCAGGATAACCTGCGGCGTGCTGGCAGCGAACGTCGCACCGGCAGCAGACGAGGTGATGCCTGTCATGTTGTAAAGCCCCTCGATGCCGAGTTGCGTATCGCCGTTGAACGCCACCTCATCGACAAGCTGCTCATAGGCCATGCGAGCGGCTTCTGCGCCGTCACCCGAAAGGTTCTGCCCCAGATGCTGGGCAGCACCGATTTCCTCAAGGCTGAATGAATAGCCGATCCCGGCCATGTTCACGCCTTGCTCAAACTTCTGACGCAGCATGTTGACGAGCGGAATGTCGTCGCCCTTCCCGTTGACGAACTTTGCCTTGCCGACGCTATCCTGCGAGAAGTGCGTGACAGAAGCGGCAAATGGGTTCGCGCTGGTGTCAATCGGGATCAATTCCGCATAGCGGATTGCCGGATAGGGCTTGCGCAGCACCTCGGTCTCGATGTGCGAACGCTGAGACACCACGAAGCCAAGTGCGGCCTGCATGTCCATGATTTGAACAGTCATTGAGTCAGGCCTCCTTAGCCCAGGTAAACGCGAACAAGCGCGCCATTAGAGGCGGTCGTCTCGAACTTTGCGCCAGGGATTGCAACGATCCCAGCCGCCACAGCTTTTGCCCCTACCGCGCCAGTCGCCTCAGTGTAGGTCACAACCGACGTGTCAGTCACAGCGCCATCAGCAACGACCCAGATCGTGCCCTTGCGCATCACACCAGCCATTTCGCCAACGGCATACTCGTCAGCATCGCGGGTTTTGTCCGCGACGGTGATGCCGAGATAGCCGGTGCCCCCGAGGCGGGCCGAACCATCCGTCGCACCAGCGCCAACTGCCAAGCCGAAAGGCACGGCAGCAGTGGTGATTAGCTTCGATGCCACATCCCGAACGATCTGCGACTCAGCAGGCATACCGGCATAAGCGACATCCATTTGGCCCTGATAGGTGCCGATGAAATCTTGAACGGGCATGACTTATGCCTCCTTCTTTGCAGGGGTTTTCCAGGCGTTGGAAAGCGAGGTGTTGCGTTCGGCGTAGACCGCATCAAGGCCAACGACCTTGGGTGCGGGCGTGCCATCTTTAAGCGCATCGCGCAGGGGATCGGCCTTGGTCGCAGCCGCTGCATCCTCAGCCAAAATATCAAAGCGCGCGTCGATATATGCATCGGACTTGTCGGCCATGGCATCGCCCAGCTTGGCGACGACGACAGCCTTGCGGATCGCCGCGTCGGATAGACCGACGGTCACCACGTCGGCAACGATGGCCTTGGCAGTGCTGATCAGGTCGGCCCGGTCGGCCACCCGCTTGTCAAGGTCAGCATCCGTCAGGATCTTCGCCTTGGCATCGTCCAGCGCAGCCTGTGCCTTGGCGATCTCGGCATCCTTGGCCGCGATGGCCTTAGCGTGATCGGCTTCAGCATCATCCAGTCTCTTCGTCATCGCGGCTTTCCAGCCTTCGACTTTCGGTGCATCGGCGAGTGCGACTTGTGCCGCCTGATCGCCCAGCACCACGGTTTGCAGAGTGTCGGCCATTAGGCTTCCTTTCATGTCTGCTACAGTGATAGGGCTTGCGCCCCAGGTGGCCGCACTGTCACCAATGCGGAGTTCTTCGCCGCCGCGCGCCCTTGAGACGACTGCGACGTGGTTCATGCGAAAGTCGGACATCACCGCATCGAACGGTTCGCCTTCGGGCGAAACCCCGTCCTGCATGGTGATGGATGCGTCATAGCCCATGGACAACTCACGCGGCCCATCAGCGGATTGCAGCATGGCGATGGCCTTGGCGTCTCGGAACAGCAGTGGCACCGAAACAAACTCGCCATCGCGCATAACGTCGCGGTCAATCTCGCCCACGGCAAGGTCGCGCCATGTGTCGGTAGAGACGCCGCCCGCCGGGTGACCGAGGGTGATCGGTTTGCGCGCATAGGTGGCGATTGCGATCTTATCGAACACGGCGTCTGCGGGGCGGTATACGCGCACGATGGCCTTGTCTGCCATGCCCATCTCCGCGCCTGCGTATATCTGGACGTTGCCAGCGCGCGCAACGCGGGCCTGAACCACGGCGCCATCATCGGTCTTGCGCATCCGCCCATCGTGGATCAGCGCGTCAGTGAATCGGTGCTGCGTCATTCTGTTCCTTCCTCACTGCCGATCCGGGAAATCACTTCTGGCCTACCGAAATCATCATCCTCTAACGGAAAATCAGCAGCGTATCCCTCAAGGCCAGGAAACGCCCCGCTTTCGGTCAGCACATTGACCAGCGCAGCCCCCGCAGCCTCGACCGATACGGCGTCCATTTCCAAAGCAATCTTCATGGTCTCGGCGCTGATCTTGCCAATGTCTGCCCGTTCCTTCGCTGTTGGCTGCCATAGCGGACGCCATGTGTAGTGCAGGTCGTCAGGTCGGTCGCCAAGCGCAGAACGGATCAGACATTCGTCGAGAATCGCCATGGCGGGCTGCATGTAAAGGGTTTGCTGCACCCGCACCCTGTCATAGTACCCGCGCACATCCACATCGCCAGAGGCGTTCAGACCGCCCGGCGACATGCCAAACAGCAACGTCATAGGTATCCCGGACGCCGCGCTGGCAAGCTGCATGAATCGGTCTAAAACATCGGGCAGTCCGCCGAAGCTGGCTGATTTCTGCTGGTGGTCTTCCAGCGCATCCAGCATCAACGTGCCATTGATGCCCTTGCCTGTGGCCGCCAAGGTCAGGCGGCGCAGCACTTCATCCTCGTATTCTGCCCCCCGAGATTGCAGGTTAGACATCAAGTCGGGAATCTTGATAACGTCAATCTTCGCCTCGTAGACCAGAGACAGGACGTTGGCTGCGCCTTCATCAACGCGGCGAATCGTTTCCAGCATCCCTAGTAAAACGCTGTCGCCCCAGCCTAGTCCATCATCGTAATACAGACCGGCCATCGGCGCGATGCCATGGAACAGCACCAAGCGCGACGGGTGAATTGTCAGCATCCGCCCTTGACCGCTGGTGAGGCGCCAGAAATTCGGCTTACCGAATGACGCCGATTCCGGGTCGCGGTCCAGATCACCTGCCGACAGGTCATCGCGGCTCAGGGGCGTGACGTATCTCAACCCACCCTTACGGATGGCCTCTGGATTCAGCGGCTTTTCCGTGTCCGCCGCCCCGTCTCCAATAAGAAGGGCGGCGCCTCCGAACAGCCGGGCCTGGCGACGGGCATCCATGACCTTGCCTTGAATTCCAAGGCGGGATTCCTCAGCCTCTACTGCACTAATATCCGTCGCCTCAGCCTGCCATTCGCGCCACTCCCGGCAAGCATCCTCGGCTGGCAGATCCACAACCCGGCGGATCAGCGACGACGCCTTGTATGCCGCAAACGCATCATATGGTGTCATCGTCGGCAGCGTGTATGACGCCATGGCGCCCTTGTCGCGTGCGGTGCCAAGCCCCGAAACGAGGTTAATAAGGCCGTCAAGCATCTTCATCAGAGTGCGCCTGTCAGGGTGTATGTATGCGTATCGATCAACTCGGAAAGCGCCCACACCAGCGCATCAACGCGGTCGGGGCTGCCCTCGCCCATGAATCCTGCGAGGGTCATCTGCATCATCTGGTCCTCTAGCGCGTCCAGCCCTCGGGCATGTGTCACGCGGCCTTGCTCGTAAAGGGCGGCGATTGGCTCGGCCCGGACGGATTTACCGCGCGATGCCGTCACCAGCTTGATCTTGGCGTTGCGGTCTGCGGTGCGGATGACCGCCGCGCCCATGTCGCCGCCAAAGTTGCGTTCCAGTACGATCTTATCGGCGTTGTGCGCCCTGAACCGATCCATCACCCGCCGCGCCCAGCCTTCCGGCGACAGGTTGCAGGTGGCGTCCTCAATCACATAAAACCGGCCATCCATACCCTTGCCAGCAATCACGATGCCAATGTCGTCTCCATCCCCGGCGCCACTCGCCCCGGACGGGTCAACCGCCACGACGATGCGCTGCATTTCCGGCATGGCTCCGGTGATGATGCTGTCCCGCGTCCAGAGCGCGCCAACCACATCGTCCAGCAGTTCGGCCTCGATCTCCTGACGCCCGAGCCGTGTGCCTTGGTATTTGTCCCGGATCGCCGCGAGAAACTGCGGTGCAAGGTGCGCAGCGTTGTCGAATGTGCTGCCCTTCGTGACCGCCGTGCGCGCGTCCTTCAGGAGTGCCCGCACCAGCGGGATCGGCTTTGGCGTTGTCGTCACCATTGCGCGCGGATTGTCCCCAAGGCGAAGGCCGAACATCGCCATATCCCATGTGTCTTGCGCCCGATGCCATGCTGCCAATTCGTCGGCCCATAGCGCGTCGGCCTGTGGTCCCCTCAGTCGTTCCGGCTCCTCTGCCGAGAACAGCGTTGCCACCGCCCCGTTGCCCCACGTCACCCGGCGCTTGGACGGCTCATAGAGCGGGCGCCCCATCAGGTTGCCTCGCGCATCCTTGTCGCCCTTCCAGCAGACCGACAGCAGGCCCGATTCACCCTCGACCATCACGTCACGGGCATCGCCTGCGGTTGGTGCAATCAGCGATATGCGCCCGCACCCGGCTTTTGCTTGCGCCCTTACCCATTCGGCACCAGCGCGCGTCTTGCCTGCACCGCGTCCAGCCAGGAACAGCCACACCCCCCAATCGCCTGACGGCGCAAGCTGTGCGGGGCGGGCCAGTTCGGGCCAGTCGTGGCAGAGTTCGTCGGCTTCCTCGTCAGTCAGTGCCGCCAGTGCCGCCGCCTGCATCTGCGGCGGTAGCAAGGCGAGCGATGATAGAAGCGAGTTTGTCACGGGCACCGGTGTCCTCTGTCTGTATTGGCCCGCCTTCCTTGCCAGTGTGCTCGTGCCGATCAACGAACATGCTCAGATGCTTGCCGATCTTTTCGAGGGCGCTGTTCTTGTCCCACATCTTAATCTTGTGGACATATTCCACACCGCGCGATCCGTTTTCATCCGGCAGGCCGGGCTTACTGACAACCTCGATTGCCGCGATGGCCGCCGCCGTGTCGTCGTCCAGATCGTGGATTGCGCGCAACTGCCCCTCGGCATCAAACAGCTTGCGAATGTCGGACGTGCCTAGGCGAACAAGCTCTTTAAGGGTGCGCGCCACGTCAATTTCAGCGATGGCGGCGCCAGCCGAAACTATCTCCTCAATTCTTGATGTGACGTGTTCATTTGTTTTCAGGCGCGCAGCATTGTGGCGGTTAGGTTTGTAGCCAGCGGCTTCATATGCCTGATCGGCGCTAAGTCCCTTCGCAACCCCTTGAGCGAATGCTTCGTGGCGGGCGTTTTTCAGAACCGTCATGCCGCCCCCTATTAAATAGCCGCCGCAGTGCGTAAGGCCGGTCCAGTGATACGACAGTGAACACCGCCGATATGCCGCTTTGCATCTGTGCCGGTGACATCATAGCCGAACAAGGGCATCACCATTGCCGATGCCAGAACCGCCACGCCGCAGCAGATCCTCGACTGACCTCATGCGGCGGCTTTGCTTTTCTCTCATTTTTGCGATATTTCCTATTGCCAGCTTCGCAATTTTGCGCTATCTATAGGGCATAGCAAAGGAGATCACGCCATGACATTCATTGAAGCCCTGAATAACAAAGAAACCCGCCGTATGATTGATGCCATTGAGGACATTCGCGGATCGATGGACGGCAAAGAGGATGATCAGATGCTTTTGGATTGTCTTGCAGAAGCCTGCAAAACCCTTCATGCCGCCACCGGCATCAACCTCGCCTGAAAGGACCAAGCCATGAACGACACGATGATCCGACGCACCTACAACCGCCACGGCGAGCACGACTGGTTGACCCGCATGGACAACACGCCGACCGGCTGGTGTCCAGTCTGGTGCGCCGACAAGCGGCAGGCTGTCCGCGTCACAGAAAGCTATGCTGCCGATCTGATGCACTACATCGCATTGTGGCGCGACCCGACGTGTCCGAACGGGATCAGCGGCGTCGAAAGCGTGGGTGTCGCAGCATGACCGCCGCCGACTTCGTATCTCTTCACCAGCGCCTCGGCATCAGCCGGGGCGAACTATGCCGCCGAATCGGAATAGCCCCTAACAGTGGCACCGCCTATGCCTTGGGCCGCAAGCCAATCCCGCTGACAGTAGCGCTTGCCTGCGCTGCCGTTGCGCTTGGCATAAATCCGCCTTGGTGACGATTTTGGCCTGCAATGAAACCCGCCCCCATATTCACGCACAATGTCATACCGCTTGCCCTGCGTGTTGACCCGTTAGGGCATATGGGGATTGTCCGCTGCGGGTAAAGCGGCTCTTCGGAGATGGGCGCGCGGATCTGTAATTCACAAGTTGCGGGCGGCTTGCCCTTAATGGCGGGGTTAGCGCCGGGGCTTGCCGCCCTGCCAGCCGTTCCGCGCAACGACACGGGCGGGCGGGTGTTCTGGTTGCGACGGAGGGACTTGCACCCTCGACCTTTCGGGTATGAACCGAACGAGCTGCTACTGCTCCACGCCGACATGAAACGCAAAAGCGCCGCGTGTTTCCGCAAGGCGCAATTCGACTGGTTGCAAAATTGCACATTTTCGACCTACGTTCAACCCTTATTTCACCCCAATACCCCGCAACATCTGCACCGACGCCTGACGCCGCAGC